TATTACTTTATAGGCTTGCTTTTATTTCAACCTATCGAGGAAATATACACTTGCAATCACCCTAATACGATAGACAATAACCAGCAACTGCTTTGTAATTGGACAGATGCAGATTTTATAGAGTATGAAGACGGAACTAGAGTATTAAGACCGAAAAGGAAGAAAGATAACTTTGTTAAAGCGTACTATAGGCGTAAATACTGGAAAGCTAAAAAAAATCGAAGCAAAGCTTAGGAAATACATCGAAAAGGTATATGGTAAGATAAAATGAGTAAATTAGACCCTATGAGAGGTGGTAGAACTGTAGCTATACAGAATAAATATAGGCAAAAGTTTGTAGACGGTGGCAAGATATGCAGTAAATGTGATAAAGTACAGTCACTTGATTCGTATAATAAAAGACAAGGTGGATTACAATCTACTTGCAAGATTTGTATGAATGAAAAGAACAGAAAACGGTGGGAGAAGCAAAAACAACCATTATGGTAAGGAGTTATCGTGAAAAAACTAACAAATAAAGAAAGAGATCAGCAATTACAGTTCTTAACAGCCCAGGTAGCCAATCTTAATCGTCTTCTAGGCGCTTATGTTGACTTTGAAGGTAATAGTGTTGATTTTCAGAAACATTTAATTGATTTAAACGAAAAAATTAAAAAAGAAGGTGAGAATGGTACAAAAACTAATAATTAACGCTGTAATTAAGGTTTTAGCTAAACAATTTAAGTTAGACAAGGTTTTAGATTACGTTGAAAAGCCCAATGATGCAGATAAAAGGATTAAGAAGATTGAAAAAAGGTTAAAAAATCTAGAAAAGGATGCTATTAAGTGGAGACCGTAGTTATCTTGTTGATTCTACGCCACCCACACCTTGAACAATAACTTTATCGTCAATTTCTATATCTTCTGGTATAAGTTGGCAGTAGCAGTTTTCTTTACAGACCGAGAAACCACTCGCAGGTAGTCCAGCAGCTTCCCAGTTTTGCCAGGTATCGATTTGACCGACTCGGCTTTGGCAATCAGGACATATTCTAGGGCTTCCAACAGAAACCCAACGCATCATTACGCTATCGCCATAAATATTATCTTGTCCGATCCTAAAGCCTTGCATAACTCCTCCCACAATTCCTCGCTTAATGGTATTGCGAAATTCTCCAAAGATTCTTCCGTTGGTTCGTAAGTCGTCTGATAAGATTTGGACAATTGCTGCATCTCCAATGCCACTTCCTCGCAGAACAGCAATCTCTCGTTCAATTCTTGTAGCAAGGACATCAATTCCGTAAGCGAGTCCGAGTGCAACCCACAGCAGGGTTTGTTCGTCTTGTTCTTCGATTTCTTCGGCATTTAAAAACTCCTCTAGGTTATCGTATTGTTCAGCCATTATTTAAGATCAAAATTAGTTTTAGTTCTCATTACCATTTGCATCTTAACTATAAGCTCGTTCTGGACTTCTTCTAATTTTTTTTTATCTCTTTTTAAATCTGATTCGCCAGCAATAAACTTTCTTGGAAAAACTTTCTTTTCAGAGCCAAGACTAGCAGGCTTTTTCCCTTTTTGTATAAATATTTCTTTTTTCGGTGTTGTAAACCCTTCATGATGCTCAAGACCATATTCAAGCATTTCAATTCCATCTTTAACAGGCTTTATAGATTTTAACAGCTCGCCAGTATAAATTAAAGGTCTGGATTCTGAAGTTCTTTTAGGCTTATGCCCTTCAAACGAAGATTGACCTGATAGTCGAGCTAAAATAGTTGATTGAGACAAGCCTCTTAATTTACCATCAGTTATATTTCTTTTAGTCATTTGCGCAAGCTCGTCTATAATTTTTTCATTACTAGACCCTAAAACATCTTCTAGCTTGCTTCCTAGCTTCCTAAAGCTAAAATTTGATTTAAAACTTACATTATAATAGTTTTTTGCCAAACTCTTCTCCTAGTTTGCGTGCTTTCATAATTCTATTAACATTTTGAAGCAGGATTTTGTTAGCCATAGCTTCGCCCCAAGCTTTTGGGTCTGCTATAATTTCGCTAATATCTCCGTCAATTTCAATATCTATTTTATTAAGTTCTTTGATTTTGCTGACGGATTCTCTCAAAGATTGATTGTTGCTCATTTTCTTGCTTGTTTGCTGTGACAATTTCTCTTGCCTCCTCTATAGATAAATCTTTATTGTACTTTTGAAGTAATTGTGGCTGTGTTGTTAAATTGTTTTGTAGCGCATGATTCTCTATTAATATCTGATCTTGTACAGACTTAGGATACTCAGGCTCTATAAAATCAAGTTTAAGCTCAGCAGGAAGATTAATTCCGTTATATCCAGCAATAGCTCGCTCTACATGATACATTTCATGCTCGTACATTCTCCAAAGCTCTATATCGTCTTGATAATCTTCAAATCTTTCTAGGTCTTTTATTTTAAGAGCGATACCAGATGGAACTTCGCCACCATCTTGAGCAAACTGCACATACAAGTGATTGTTCTGTGCTACAAGGTCTACCTGAAACTTAACACTCTCTATTACAGACTGAATATTACCCCCTGGAGAAGCAATACCAAATGTCGCTCCCTCTGGTAGGTCAAGGATAGAATCAGATCCTGTCCTCTTCATACCTTTGTCGCTATACACTCCAGTCACAAAAGGCTGCCCAAACATTTGGAATCGAAGTCCTAATTGGAGTTCCGTCATGGTTATATTTACCTGCTCATTACAATCAACAATATCATTAGCGCCCTCGACAAAGAAAGAGTCTAGCTGATTCTCTCTATGAGTAAAGACAAAAGGAATAACTCCGTAACCATGCTCGAACTCTTGCACGATATTTCCTTTCTCGTCATACTGCGCATACATATTACTGTCCCAGTAAGCATATTCTAACTCTCTTGTATCATACACTTCATTTACATTGTGTAGTATTGGATAAGTAATTGCAGTAGGCACAAATGGATTTTCATCCATATGCACATCAAAGTAATAAACTGGTCTATAGTCAAAGTGAGGCATTTCAACATCATCTCGATAAATAATCTGAGTTGCAACAGTACCAAGAAGTCTAGTCATTTTTTCAATGTGTTTCATTCTAGCATCTTTTTTAACAGTAAGATTATCATAAGATTCACCAACATTTCTATTTGCCCCAACATTGTAAATCCTAGACATTTTATTTATAAACCTTTTAGTGAAGTTTGCACTGTAGACAGGTATTTCTCTAAATGCATCTGCATCAAAGTAGGGTTCTATGTATCTTTCAATTTCGCAGCCAGAATAAAAATCTAACAATTTATAAATTTCTCTTCTCCTGGCTCTTGCGTGTTGCCCTTTTAAATCTTGTATAGATTCTTTTATAATCTGTTCTACTGTAGTCATTATCTTGCCCTCATGATTATTTTATTTCTTTTAATAGGAAATTGGTTTATAAAAAAATACCTAAGCATATCACATCCATGGTCATGCCTACCATCTTTCAGTGGCTCAGGCTTTAAATGTTTATTTTCAACAGCTTCTGGATAGCGATAGTTTTCCAAATCTTCAGCGAGTCCCACGCATTTACGATCCAAGTGCAAATAACGATTGTCGTTGGCATTCTCAATAAATCCACGAACATGACTAATACCTGAAGCAATATTCCTTGAAGTTTTATCTCTAACTGATTGCACATAAATTCCATTTCTTTTAAATATCTCTATATCCCCAAGTCCAGACTGTCCTTGAGCTTGCATTCCTGCTGGGTCTCCATAGTATTGTCTTACTGCATAATTTTTTGATTTTATTATATTGATAAGCTCATCCGTCTTAATATTCTTTTCGTGTATAACTTCGTCAATAACATTTATGTGCCACTCTCCATTTATTCTATGTATCTGGAACCAGCCCACTGCTGGCATTCTATATCCAAAGTCAATAGAACAGTAAGTAGGAAAATTAGGATTGTAAGGATAATCTCCTACATCTTTATTCCTATCAAATGGGTAAACTTTGCCTTCAAAAGAAGTAAAGGCGCTACCAAACTCCTGGTCAAACATTTCTTTAGACATATTCCTTTTTCTCTCTATAAGAAAAGGATCTTCCATGCCTTCAGGAAAAGCATATTGATTCTCCCAGCTAGGAGCTTGATGCGATTCCCATAATTTATCAGACTGACCTAATAAGAAGAGGTCGTATATCCAATTAAATCCTTCTGGGGTAGTAATAAAAATACATTTACTGTCCTTTTTATCTGCTAAAGTAGGAGATAGGTACATCTCCCATATCTTTCTTTTTACTTTAGCTGCCTCATCGATAACAAGTAGATCAAGACCAGCTCCCACTAAAGAATCAGGATTATCTGCTGACTTGGCTTCTACCACGCTACCCCATTTGAAGCGTATGTATCGTTCTTTCTCCGAGGCTTTGTCTATATCATTAGACTTACCGATTACCATTCGCTTCCAAACTTCTCTAAACATAATGTCTGCTTTGTCGTATGATAAACCTACAAGCCACACCCTCTTATTGGGCTGGGAAGCATAATAGGTAGCTTCCATAGCTGCTGCTGTAGATTTTCCAAACCTACGACCACAAACCATGACAAAAAACCTTGCATCTTCTTTGCTTGGATAATGCAATTTGACCTGACCATTATGGGGTTTGTAATCCATAAAGTCAAACCATTTTTCTTTAAAATTTGATAGATTATTATTAAATGTTTGCATTTATAACCCAATGTAATATAAGTTACGCAATAGGATAAATACAACATATTGTATTTATAATTAAAAAAAACACTATATATGGAGGACATGACAATGTCTGATAATACCGAAACCAACGCCACAGTCAGTGAGGAAGTTTCAACAGGGACTGAGGTAAATTCGCCTGATACTGAAAGTCCACTTGCTTATGAAAATAAGAAGTACAGAAAAAGGGCGCAGGAAGCTGAAGAACGATTAATTAAACTTGAAAAGAAACTTGCTAGCGCAGAAGAAGCTAAACTTAAAGAAAAAGAAGACTTTAAAGCACTTTATGAAAAAGTGTCTTCTGAAAATGAATCTTTAGCATCAACTGCACAGAAGTGGACAAAGTATGAAGAAAATCGCAGAAGCTCTTTATTAGAGTTAGCTCCTGAGACAGAGAGAGAAAGATTAGCAGGACTTGATCTTGACACTCTCGAATATGTAACTACAAAACTTAACAACCAGAAGCTTAATGCTCCAGAGGTTGCAGGTAGCGCAAGAAGAACAAAGCTAGAAAAACCTTTTTCTGAAATGACTTCAGAGGAAAAAGAAGCTAACTGGTTTAACATTCTCAAGAGTTATAAAAACTAACTCTGTAAGGAGTAAAAATGAATAATATTTTAAATAATATCCAAGGATGGGTGCATAATGGTTATGCAGGAAACCATCTTATGGCAGACATTAGCGATCCACTAGACATTAATATGCTTCAAGGTGGTGCTTCTGCTGCTGCTGCTGACTCAGTAGGTCAGGAATTTGTGCCTGAAGTTTGGGGACAAGCAATTCTTGATAAGTTTAGAACAAATACAGTAATGCTTCCACTTGCTAACGATTTGTCGTCAGAGGCAGTTGGTACAGATAAGATACACTTGCCTCATATTGGTGTTACACCACTTTCAGATGTTGCTCAAGGCACACCTATCGCTTCTGATGTAGATACAGGTGGGTCAATGACAGCAACTGAAACTGCCTTAGAGATAAGTCAGCACAAAGTAACATCTCTATGGATCCCAGATGCACTAAAAGCTCAGTCTTCATACAATTTATTTAGTATGTACTCGGATCAATTAGCTTATGCAATTGGTAGGGGAATAGATAACTACTTAATGTACAAGATTGTTGAGAACCTAACAACAGCTCATGGTGGAACAAGTGGTGCTACTCAAGATACTGTTGATATGATAGAAGTGGCAGATGCACTAGCATCAAGTAATATTGATGACATATTCAAAGCTGTTATACTTGAAACAGGAAGCACACAAGGCTGGACAATGGTTTTAAGTCCTACTTTGTACGCTTCATTAGCAGCTCTGGATAGTGGGGCAGGATTTGTAAGAGGGACAGCTAGCCCATTAGGTGCAGGATTTGCTTCTTCAGGTGTTGCAGGTAATATCTTAGGCATGAATGTTGTGGTGTCACAATCTCCATATCTAGATGTAGGCAGTGTTAGTGCTGATGCTGACAAAGGAGTTACAGCATGGACTGGTTTTGATACTAACGATAGTACAAACGATGATATACTTAGAGGTTTCTGTATTCATGAATCAGCATTATATTATGCTGCTGCTCAGTCACCAAGAGTACAACAGTCATACCAGCACACAGAAATGTCTGACTTGATAACTGTAGATGCAATCTATGGTTGTGCAGTTAGAAATTCTGCTACAGCAGGAGACAGGAGAGTAATTGGACTTTCTAAAAACGTCTAATATCTAACTAATCTTAGGGGGTGGGCAACTGCCCCCTAACATTAAAAATGAAAAATTTAAATAATTTAAAAAAACAAATAGCAAAGCACGAAGGCTACGAGCCTGAAGTTTATAAATGTCCCAATGGATACGATACCATTGGCTATGGCTTTGCAATAAAAGACTTATATATGGATAAGGAAGTGGCTGATCTTATTTTAGATAAAAAAATAAGAGGTATATTAGTTAGCATAGAGTCTAACGATGATTGGAACGAATGGTTCTGGAATAAGCCTAAAAATGTAAAAGAAGTCCTTATCAACATGATATTCCAGATTGGATTTTCTGGAGTACGAAAATTTAAAAAAACAATACAATACATAAAAGATGACAACTTTTTGATGGCTAGTGAGGAGATGCTCGATAGTAAATGGGCAAGGTCAGACAGTCCTAATAGGGCTAAAGAGTTAAGTGAAATTATAAAATCACAATAATCAGCCAGGGGGTGCATGATAAACCCTAAAGAGTTAATATGTCCTAATTGCTACAACATTGGAATGACCAAAGAGGGATTTTCAAGAGAAGGCAGGCAGCGATATAAGTGTAAATCTTGTCATTGCAAGACGGTCTACCCTATATGGGATGCCGACCACGATATAGTCCGAGAGAATGTAAGGCTATCCAAGCAGAAACAGAAGGCTCAGGACAAAAATCGCATATTGAATAAATCCTTTCGTGAACACGCTAGGATAGAAAACGCTGTAGAAGAGTACAGCAAAGAATTAATAAAGCTTTTTGAAAATAACGATTTGCATAAAACCTTAAATGAGTTCAAGGTTAATAATAAAGCTGTAGGTGTACTTCAGTTGTCGGATGTTCATTTTAACGAACTTGTAGATTTGGAAAACAATAAATATGATTTCGAAGTCGCCTCCTCCAGGATCAGGTATTTTGTCAATAGAGCGAAGATGTACTTTAAGACTGCGAATATTACAAATGTTGTATTGGCAATGACTGGCGATATGATGAATAGTGACAGAAGACTTGACGAACTTCTAAATCAGGCTACCAATAGAGCTAAGGCTACATTTCTTGGAGTGGACATCCTTCAACAGGCTATTATAGACCTTAACCAGGATTTTAATGTTACAGTTGCATCTATTATAGGTAACGAGGGTAGAGCGAATAAAGAAATGGGTTGGAGTGACATTGTAGCGACAGATAACTATGATTATACAATATTTCAATGTTTAAGGTATTTATTTAGAGATAAAAGTGTTAAATTTATACACGGTGATCCCTCAGAATTAGTGATTAATGTCGCAGGACAAAATCTACTAATGCTTCATGGTCATGGTTCAGTTAGAGGTAAACTAGACACTGCTGTAAACCAAATCGCTGGAAGATACTCACTCAAGGGTATAAAGATTGACTATGTCATATTTGGTCATGTACACAGCGCAAGAGTCGGAGACAACTTTGGAAGAAGCTCATCTTTAGTAGGTGCTAACGACTATGCAGAGAAAGCACTTAATCTTAATGGTAGAGCTAGCCAAAACTGCTACATATTTCATAGTAACGGAAACAGAGATGGCATAAAGGTTGACCTTCAGCATACAGACGGAAAAGGGTATGACATAGATAAAGCTTTGGAGGCATACAATGCGAAATCGTCAGAAAAAAGAGTGCAGAAAAAAACGATATTTGAAGTTGTCGTCTGATTACTGGACTACAACAGTCACACCAAAAATAAGGTTTTATAGATGATAGATAAAAAAATATCTGTGGGAACGCTTCTCACTATAGTGACAATAGGAAGCACAATAATATTTACTCAAGGAGCGACAACTCACAGGATAGATGTGATTGAAGCAGATTCAGTTGAGAACAAAAATGCTATAAAGACAGTAAGTAGAGAAGTTAATAACAATAAAGTCGATATAGGTAGAATAGAAGCCAAGATAGATGAAGGCTTTAAAAGACTAGAAACATTACTAATCGAGAACTAATGGATGTTTTTGCAATATTAGATCAGTATGGAGTGCCTTTGGCTATGTGCGCAGCATTTGGCTACTTTATTTGGAAGCAAAACTCTTGGATACAAAATGATTTAAAACGTGACCTTGATGATGCTAACGAAAGATTTGAAAAGATAGTTATTGGGTTAATAAACTCCCAGAAGCAAATGCAGCTAGACATAAAAGATTCAAAGGCTAGCTATAGAGCGATAGTAGAGATTCTCGCAGCCATGTCAGGAAATGGGTTGAAAGAGAAATTTTTAAATAACAAAAAAGATTATTAAAGAGGAGACAATATGTTAGATACATTACTAGGAGCAGTAACAGGTAATTCAGGAATGATAGTTGGTGGTGGAGCATCAGCAGTAGTATTATGGGTATTAAAGAAAGTCCCAAATGAGCATATTTGTGGAGTGATAGAGACAGCGTTTGAAAGCATAGGCAAAGTTATGACACTTGGTCTAGGTAAATGGAAAGTAACAAAAGGTGTGTGGAATAGCACCATCGAGCCATGGTTTGTAGACTTGATTGATAATGTATTTGGATCTATGGTAAGAGGGTTTATAAAAGGATTGAGGAGTGATAATTAATTGGATAAAGAATAATATCTTTCCTTTAATTCAAAGCGAGGGGTGGGTGACTAATATTTTTATGAGATTAGATAGATTGGAGAAGGACTCTCATCCACCCTTGTTTGAAAAAGAGCAATTAAATAAGTTACACAAGAGAGTAGAAGATTTGGAGACAGTTGCATTTGTTAAAAGGTTTGGAAGTAAGATGAAAGATTATGAGGGTACTGACTAGTGGCTAACGAGTTAAAACTAGATAATCCTCTTGCTAGGGATATTAAGCCAGTAAAGATAAATGATGAAGTCACATCTTTACAGCTTGGAGATAATATTGTTAGAATTGAAAAAGATTTAGAGGTTGGTGGAGATATTAGTATTGAGGGTGGAGACTTAAACTTTAACAATGTTAATACAGAGCAAATTAAGTTTGGTGACAACACTGTAATACAATCAGAAAACAATGATGTTTTATCAATAGAAAGTACAGGGTTGCTAGTAAGTGGTATACAACAGGCAGATCAAACCTCTGTCGGCATAGTAACACAAAGTGGGCAAGACTCTAAGTATGCTTTATATAATGGAGCAACATTGCGATGGACTGCAGGCAACGATGCAGATGATTCTAATAAGTTTAAAATAGATTCAGACAATCTTACTGTTGGTGGTAATACAAAGCTGACATTGGATTCTAGTGGCAATTTAACAGTTACAGGTGATATTACATCTAACAACGGAGTATCTCAAGGTAAATTTATTTACGATATACAAAGATGTGGATACTACTCATCGTCTGCAAATGCTTCTTATTTGCCACTTAATGGGTATATAATAGAAAAAACATCTACATCTGGAAACAATGAGTTTATAGCTTTTGTTGCCCCTTTTAATGGCACGCTTGAGAAAATTATGTGGAGAAGTGAAATTGCACAAGATGGAAACTTCAGAAAAAATATATGGGAATCTGAAGACGGAACTGAAGTGCCAGGTACATCGATTGGAAGATGGGATAATACGCACGATATAGCTGATGACACTGTTATAACTTTTGATTTTACTACAGGTGCAACAAGTGGCAACAATATTTTAACAAAGGGTAGGATATATGCAATATCTATAGACCCACCAACTGCACCACAAGACACAAATGCAACTGTAGTTTTTAAATGGGATATAACAACATAAAAACGAAAGGATAGGATGAGTTTAACAGGAAAAACATTAGCAGCAAGTTATAAAGATTTATTACACATGAACAATTCAAATAATGGTGTGACAACATCAACTGTTCGTGTTGTTGATGGAGAAGGAACAGAGTCTTCAATCCTTATATCTGATGACCAACTAATAGTTTCTCCTAAAAATGATAATTCTACAAACACACTTAGAGTAAGAAAGGTAGATGGGACAGATGTTCTAGTGGTAGACACTACTAATGAAGTTGTAAAAGCATCTGGTAATAATGTTAATACTCAGTATGCTACATTTAGTATAGTAAACTCAGAATCAGCAAGCTTTGCAGATGACACACATCAAGCAATACCTTTTGGGTGTGCGAACTTTGGAGACTCTTCAAATCCACCAGCATTTGGCACAGGGACAGATCCTGCCACATCATTTACAACAGCAGAGGGTAATGCAACAAGGGCAAGCGATATAGTTCCATGCTTGTGGTATGTTCATGATAATATCTCTATAGATGCTGTAAAATCCATAGAGGGCGCAGACACAGCAACAGGGGATACTACTCGTATGCACCTAATGAGTTTTGACCTTACAAGTGGGTCAACATCAGCACTATCTAATGGAACAGTTTTAGCAAATAATTCAGATGTAACTAACGCAGGAAGTGAGCAGGCATACTTGTCTTCATGGACTGTAAGTAGCGCAGCAGTATCGTCAGGAAAGGTTATATTGGCATTTTTTAAGTCAGACTCAATCAATAGTGACTATAGCCTGAGCGTACAAATTAAATACCATTTAACTTAGGAGTAAGATTATGGCAACCAAAAAAACAAAAAATCAACCATATTATGGTGGTGGAGACAGAAACAGGAGAGATCGTAATAAGTATGGTACTCCAATAACTACAATAAAAAAATCTTTAACATATAGTGCAGATACACCTGATCTAATATTAGATGTTGATGCGACAGCAAGTGCAACAGCTTCAAAGGCAGGGACTATTAGTGCTGTTAAAATTAAAAATGATGGTTACGTACCTGCCATAGCATCATTTGTTTACAACTCTTATACAGCAGCAGATACAATAGATTCAGATGCTACTGGGTTAAGATATGTTAAATATTTACTAAATCCGAACGAAGAAATTATGATGCCTACAACAAGAGCGATTATAGGTGATGCTGTGGGTGAGTTTACAGGCACAGCAGTTGATAGCGCTGCAATAACGACAGCAGAGTCTCTAGACACAGGTGCAGACGTAGACACAGCAACTTCAAGCGATATAACATCAGATGCAACTATCACAACAATTAACCTTGAAGATGGGCATAGTAAATATTTTTACGCAGGTGATTTGATACGTATAGATAATGAAATATTAGAGGTGTTATCAGTAGGAACAGGTGCAGACCTAGCAAACAGCACTTTGACTGTAAAAAGAGGTGTTATGGGGTCAACAGCAGCAACTCACAATGATGACAGAGCAGTACACTTACCATTTTTTAATATGCACCATAAATATGTTGCAGCAGGCAATGAAAAAGGCAAAACGACAGACAGTAATGGTCGTTGGAAGTCAATGAACTTTTTTGGGCTGGGGCGTTCACAAGGCAATCAAGCAGGGCTTACAGCAGGCTCTATAGCTATACAGTTTTATGAAGCAGGCTTTGCTAAAGCAAATTTATCTGATATAACTGCAAACACAGAAAGTGGTCTACCAGTTTCAACTGCTCATGAATTTGATATAACAGTAGACGGTGGTACAACATTTGATAATCTAACATTTACAACAGATTCAAGTAATACAAAGTTTGGTGGATCTACAGGAATTATAGCAAAGATACAAGATGCGCTAGACACTCAATATTACACAGCAGGAAACTTGTTTGAAAAGAAAGTTACGGTTGGATTGGAAGATGGAGATATAGTGTTTAGAAGTGGTTCTTTCTTGTCCACATCAGCTATAGCAATAGGTGCAGGTTCAACTGGTGCAGCAGAGTTTTTAGGTACTGGTAGAATACCATCTGCATTTGAATCTGTGGATGCTAGATTGCAAACAGAGACAGAATATAATCCAATAACAAACGATGCTATCTATAAAGAAATATTTATTAGAGACGACGGAAATGGAAATCTAATATGGAAAAATGAACAAATGATCGGAGAGGTTAATTACGAAACAGGTGCAATATCTTGGGCATTGCCTGAGAGACCAAATGCTGAATTTGTAATTAGTGTTTTGCATACTAATCCATTTAGTGGAAAGTTAGATGCAACTCAAAACAGTAGAAGAAACTCATTAAGACAGATTTTAGGCAACACTCCACAGCAAAAATGTGAAGCACAGCTTACAGTCACAACCTACTAGGAGGTAGATATGCCATATCATTACGGTGGTAAAAAGAAAAAGATGAAAAAAACAAAGAAGAAAGTTCGTAAAATGAGAAGGAAAAAGAAATAATGCCCAAGACAGATTATGTTAAGGGTATAAGCATGAGAGGCTTAACTAAAAGACAAAAGACTGCTATGCGTAGACATAAAAAACATCACACTGCAAAGCATTTAAAATCAATGGCTACTGCTATGAGAAAAGGCAAAACATTTACACAATCTCATAAAATAGCTATGAAAAAAGTAGGTAGATGAAATGGCTAAGTATAGAGGTAAGTCAGTTAGACTTAATAAGCCGACTCGTATTCGTAAAGGTCAGCCAGGATATGGTAGAAAGAAGTCCCAAGTATACGTCAGATCTGGGAGTAAAATAAAAAGAATTACATTTGGTGACCCTAATATGAGAATAAAAAAATCAAGCCCAGCAAGAAGAAAGTCTTTCAGGGCAAGACATAAGTGTGCGACAGCTAAGGATAAAACAACAGCAAGATATTGGTCTTGCAAGGCGTGGTAAGATGGCGAGAAAGAAACGTAAAACGAGAAGAAAGACAAAAAGCAGAGTGAATGAAGCAGGCAACTACACTAAGCCTACTATGCGTAAAAGACTTTTTAATAAAATTAAAGCAGGAACAAAGGGTGGCAGAGCAGGTCAATGGTCAGCCAGAAAAGCTCAGATGTTAGCTAGGCAGTATAAAGCTAAGGGTGGAGGCTACAGATAATGGCTCTTAAAAAATCACAAAAGTCTTTAAAGAAATGGACTTCGCAGAAATGGGACTATGTTAGTGCAAGAGACAAAAAGAAGCCTAAGAGGAAGAGAGGCAGATATTTACCTAAGTCTGTTAGAGATAGCCTCACTCCTGGGCAAAAAGCGTACGAAAACAGAAAGAAAAGAAAAGCAACGAAAGCTGGTAAGCAACGAGCAAAATATTCTAAAAAAGTTAGAAAAAAGATGAGAGGTAAATAATGGCATCAGCCCCAATATATTGTACACATAAAGAATTAAAAAGAGTATTCCCTCAGTTAGATGAATATGATCAAAAGACACCTGTATATGGGTGGGTAGAAGTTACAACTAATAAATACGCTGCTCACGATAGTGGCTCGGTAACTCAACTATTTGTAGATGGGGAGTCTCTAGGTGCAGCTCAGTCTGCTCATACTGACTTAAATGTTGAGGGAGAATGGTTTTACAACTCCACTGACGATGTTCTTTATTATTTTTCTGCTACCACGCCTATAGATAAACTTATGGAAGTGGGTGAACTTTTCACTGCAATGGTGACTCAATTTAGAACAGATGCAAGTAGATACCTAGACTCAAGGCTTGACCCCAAGCTACCTAAAAACCAACTTAAAGATAAGAATGGTAACTTTGACTACATGATAGTAAGAACTACAGCTTTGTATGCTGCTGCGTTTATGGTTAGGACTAAAGACCCAACCTCAGACATAGCTGCTGCCTTAATGCTAGAAGCTGACAATAACGTACAGCTACTAAACGAAGGTAGAGCTGCTTTATCATATCAGAATACTGGAGATGCCTCAAAAGGTGTACTAAGAGATGTTACATATACAGATGGTCAGGTTAGACCAGTTGACTTTAGAGGTAGGGCTGGAGCAGTTGACTATGACCTTGTAAAGGTAAAAATTGGAACTGGTGGAGCTATAGGAACTGCTACTTACAATGTTTTTGTAAAGGATAGTGATGGATTAAAACAAAATCAAGTAGTTACAAACGAAAAAATAACTGGGGACTATCAACCCATGGCTTATGGTTTAGAGGTTAGATTTGCTGGTACTACAGATACGAGCGAAGCTACAGCAAATAATGAGTGGGAAGTTGAAGTCAGAGGATACAATGAGGAAGTAGACACAGCAGACCTCAAGGGTATAAAAATGACTAGAAGAAGGTATTATGGAGGAAGATACTAATGCCTGTAAGTTTTACTAACAACTTTAAGGATATTCTTGATAAATTAAGGAACATTCTAAGGACAGAATTTAAGGGCGCTCTACCTGTTTATGTAGGTCATGAGTCAGCGCAAGCTAGCACACAATTTCTAAGATTAGATCCTGTGGGCAGCGAGCTTACTGAATACAATACAAATGGAGAGATTAGGGAGTATACGGTTAATATGTATTATTACTTCCTTGATAAGAATATTAAAAAATCATCACTTGACCATGTATTAAGATATTCGGCTAGGGTAGAAGCATTGATTCATGACAATATTGCTTTGAGCTTTACAGATGAAAAAGGTGCAATTAATAATATTTTTAATTGCAGAATAGAATCTACTAATTTAAACAGTTTAGAAGAAGAAAATGAATATGTCGTAGAGATGGTGTGGAAAGGGCAACTATTAACTAATTTAGACTAGGGAAGTATATGAAAATTAAATTAAAAGACAAAGATAAACCAATAAGCCTAAAGTCAGGTTGGTGTTTTATGAATACTGGTTTTGATTCTGGTCTTATAGAAAAAATTAATTCAGGAAAGCAAGTAAAAGTAGATAAGATACCAAAACCTGCCTCTGATTATGTTGAAGAAGTAAAAAAACAAGTAAAGAAAAAAACAAAAACCCAAGGAGGTGAATAATGGCTATTAATGCTAATGCTTACTCCCCAAAGCAATTTAAATTTTTAATTGCCGAGCAAGACGACTGGGGAACTTTAAATGAAAACTCAAGTGGAAGTCCAGACAATCCTTATCTTGCTGTGGATGTAGATTCAGTTGGAAGTCCATCTTTAAACTTAAACCAAGTTCTCGACCATAGGTCTGGCAGTAGAGTATTACAGGCTACTGACTTTTTCCAAGATAAATTAACTAAAGTAATGGAATTTTCAGTGAGTGGGACAGCCACAACTGAAGTTTTAGACTTGTTATTGGGCAATATAACAGAGGGTGACACAGTTCCCTATGGGATTGCAGCTAATAGTGGAGCGCAAAATCTTACAAGCGCATCATCTGGTCAAACAGCTAATCAGATACTATCTGTTATATATAGCTCTCCTACATCAGGCAGAGACATGGCATTTAAAGATTGTTTTTGTACATCTTTGTCATTTAATGGCGATGCTGCGACAGAGGGTGGTAGAATTAAGTTTTCAGCAACTTTTAAAACTGGAAGCTTGCCAGCAGACTTAACCAACTCATCTATAGCTGTAGATACTGCTATAACTGCAAATAATTATTATATGAGTTCATGGGATGCAGATGATAGAATAGTGGCTGGACACTCAAATATGCTAGTGAATACTTTTACTTTAAACATAGAAAATGATGTTATATTTTCAGGAGCAACTGCTACTGGGTATGAATCAGCAGCAAGAGTTGGAGAAGTCTCAGCAACAGCAGATTTTTCAGTAAAATACGATGCGAATACTGACTCTATGTTTGAAAATTTTCACGATCAAGTAACTGGGGCATCTGAGGGAGCTACCTTAATGGGAACTGATGATACTCCATCTGACGGAGAATTTGAATTTAAATTTGCAAATTCTGTAATTACAAGCGTTGCTTTAAGTGATGGCGATATAATGATGTTAGATGTTTCAGTGAAAGCTGTTGGAGCTGGAATTGGTAGTAGTAATTTGTTTTTTGAAGTTGCTTGCTAATAAATAAAAAGGAATAAAAAATGGAATTTAAAACAAAATCTGGTTTAAAGGTTAAGTTTAAAGAGATAAGTGTGCTAGAGTTGTGTAAACTAAAAGATATACTACATAACTCTACAGACTTTAACTCTGAAGATAATAAATTCACTGCTCCATTTGAATGTATGTACAGATGGTTGAGCGCAGGGATTGAAGGCTTTACAGATGAATTGTTTACATCTTTCAAAGATGATGATAGGGTAGAAATCTTCATTAAGATGCAAGACCACTATATCATGGGGGAGCAAGAAGCCTCCAACTAGAACTCAATGTAACGATTGAGCCATGTGGGGGCTGTAAATTCCATAAATTTCCTTACAAGGCACAACTGCCAGTAATGGTAGATGGGCAATACGAAACTCGCACATTTACTTGCGAGAAAGATGTTTGGGAAGTTGTAGATTTAATTATAGAAGAAACAAAGGAGATGAATGAAACGAGTGGCAAATCTTTTAGCCCAGCATTCTCTGTCAAGAGCCAACTTCCTTTCTTTGCCTGTAATAACATCATATTTGATAAAGAATTTCAACAAGATATTGAACGATATATATACTGCGAGAACTTTAAGACTCCAGCATTCCCTGGGAGTTATGACGAGCAACCTGCGAGATGGGTTCAAAAGTCTTTTCTTATAAAGAAAGCAGTAGGAAAAATACAAAATAAGGCTGTAAAGAATGGCAAACAAGATAACAGTAAAGTTTGAGGCACAGGGCGCAAGAGCGCTAAAAACTGCTATAGATCAACTAGCAGTAGCACAAACAAGATTAAATAAAAGCAATAAAGCTGCTGAAAGATTGCAAGCTAAATTAAATAAGCAAATTAAAAATTACAGCAAAGACTCTGTTCTTGCCACTAGAAATACAAGATTACTTGCAGGGGCGTTTGCAACATTAAGATCAAAACTTCTTTTGACTGCTTTTGCAATGAATATTGTTAAAAATTCATTAGGTAGTTTAGTTAATTTGTTTGGAGAGCAAGAAGATGCAGAAAAAAGATTAGAAGTTGCTTTAGGTGGTGTAAATCAAGAGTTATTAGATTTTGCATCTGCAAGCCAGAAAGTTACTAGGTCTGGAGATGAAACTATAATATCTGCAATGGCTTTAATAGCAGCTTTTGTTGATGATGAAGAGCAAATAAAAGCAGCAACTACAGCAACTTTAGATTTAGCAGCAGCAAAAGGTATGGACTTAAATTCTGCTGCTGATTTAGTAGCCAAGACTTTGGGAAGTGAGACAAATTCTTTATCTAGATATGGTATTCAAGTAGAGGGAGCAGTAGGGTCAACCGAAAGACTTACAAGTCTTACTGATAGTATGGCTGAAGCTTTTGGGGGGCAAGCTACCGAGCAGGCTGGCACTTTAGCAGGCAAGCTTGATAGAGTAAAAAATATCATGGGAGATATTGGCGAAGATGTTGGAGAAAAAATGGAATCTACTTTAAGCAAAGTAACTACAGCTATGCTTAAATTTAATGATGCTCTAACAGATCAAGAAATACAAGAAGAAGCAATTAAAAAAACAAAAGAAGATATAATAGAGTTGGATAGAAGGATTGCAGCTAATCTTGAAAACACTAATTCAGAGGACAAGCTTGATGCTGAAATTGACCTTTTAGATCAGTTCCTTAGAAAAACAAAAGAAGCAAGAGAAGAGCAACTAAAACTGCTTACCCCAACGGAAAACACAGAAGCTCAAGCTGCTTTTGAACAAGAGATGGCTTTAATTCAATTAGAATTAGATACAGATGAAAATAAGTATATACAAAAAAGAGACAGAATGATAGCTTTCAGGCAAGAAGAAACAGCTTTAGGGGAAAACGCTGTTCATTTTAGTTTTGAAATGCACAAGAAGGAATTGAAAGCATTTGAAGACAAAGAAAATAAAAAAAAATTAATACAATTAAAAGCAGGGCAAGAATCTATAAGAATATTATCACAAGTTGCTCAAGCTATTGACAGAAACTCTGGATTAGCTAAAGCTGCGATGGTTGCAGAGATGATGGTTAATGCTTTTATGATTGCTCAAAAAACCTTAATGTCTCTACTTGATATGGATGTGCCATTTCCTGCTGCTTTTGCTTTATCAACAGCTCAATTTGTTGCACAAGTAGCCCAAGTAAATAAAGCAAAACAATTTGAAACTGGTGGACTTGTCGGAGGAAGAAGACATTCTCAAGGTGGAACAATGATAGAAGCAGAACAAGGCGAGTTTGTTATGAGTAGAGATGCTGTAGAGTCTATAGGCGCTGGGACTTTGGAAGCTATGAATCAAGGTGGAGGTGGCGCTATAACAGTTAATGTGTCTGGTAATGTTATGACAGACGACTTTGTAGAGAATGAACTTGCAGAAAAAATAGCTACTGCTGTTAGGCGTGGCACAGACTTTGGAATGGCATGATAGATATAGATTCGCTTTACCCAGCTATAGCAAATGACCTAGCATCACAAGCAAATAATATAGAGTATCTTGTTCATATAGAAGGTGTTGCTTATATTGCGACAAGAAAACAAATGTTTGAAACTGACGGTCAAGAAACATACTACGAAGACCTTGATTTAAAAGTATCAAATATCAAAGAAAAGATAGATATTAAGAATAAGAAAATATATCTTTCTAATTCTAGTATCACCATGAATAACTTCCCTGTGCTAACTAGCGAAATCTCGCTTGACAATGAAAGAATATCAGATAGAATATTTCAAGGTTATGGCAAAACAATCTCTGTATACTTTAAGACTCAATCTTGTAAAAACTTAGATGATTGTTTAAAGATAGCAGACCTTAGCATTACTAAAATAACACACGATGGTGACAAGATAAAAATAGATGCAGAAGACAAGAATCAGCAGTCATTTTATGTAAATCTCCCAAGGCAACAACACATACTAGAAAAAGATTTAAATACTTTCTCTTCATACGACCAAAAAGTTGTGCCTATCTTGTATGGACATTTATTAGATGCCCCTGCTGTAATATATGTAAATGAAATGCAACTACCTGCTTCAAATATATATGATGACAATAATATTACTTTACTACCAGACAACTCTTTTATCTCGCAAAACAATTCTAATATTCAAGGCATTAAAGATTATGGTCAGCCTATATTTACTAGTGGTGACTCAATTAATGAAGTTAGTTTCTTAGAAAATGACAATGTTGTCAAAATGAAAATAGATGATATTATGTGTAGTGTTAATAGGTTGCCTTACTACAATATAAGAGATTTTAAGGACTTATCTATAGCTGCTTTTCATAACTACCCTCAATTTGAAGTTATGGCAGACCATATTCAATTTAATACAAGGTACGAAGGGGAATCAACTATATTAAAAAAGGGTGGAGTTTGGACACACACATTTTCTCCATCCATATCTAGGGAAGGAATATTCCTAAGAAGCATATCAGCTTTCACTGAGGTTTTGAATAACATTATTGATTCTAGCCCAATACAATATCAAGCGTTTTCGACAATTATTAATGGAGAAAATTTAGAATTCCAAAATTCTATTTTTACTGACCAAGATGATCCTGTAGCTAATTTTAATTTTACTTTAACAAATTTAGTTACAACTGGATTGTGTGCAGAAAAATTAGAGTTTGAATCTGCTCCAAACATGAATGTGCTTATGAAGCCTAACGGCAATGATTATCCAAAAGATATGAATTTTACTGGTAATATGGAAGTTTTATTAAATCCTGATGGTGTAAGTAATGCTCAAAATTTAAATGTGTTTTGTGTGCCATCTGGATACAGCTTAGATGAAACTAATTTTGGAGATTCGGGGGTTATTAACAATGCAGACCTTAATGGGTTTCCATCCGAGTTTGGAAGTGACTTGCAAGAAGTTAAAAATCAATTTTTTCAAATTGAAATTGGTGATCTTGGGATTCCAGAAGGTTTATTTTCCTTTGAAATAGATAGGTTAGATCAATATATTAATTTTATATTTGCTTTATCATCTCCATTTTTTACCTCAATGTCTTTAGAAAACGAAAATAATCTAAGCAATAGATTTATATCTTATTTATACCCACAATATGGTTTAAACTCTGATGGCATATCTGGCTTTGGATTGGAATTTGAAAATATTTTTAAAAACTATGAAAGGTCGTTTGATGAGTTTCTTCCTGAGTTAGCAGTTGAAGCTTTTGAAGACGAGGGGTTAATAACCAATCCTAAGTTTCCTATAGAAAAAGCATCAGAACTAACATTCTATTATATGTTTGATACTCTTTTTGAAGATTCGGATGGGACTGGAATAAACAATACATTGATTACAAACCTATCTAATATTCACATGAGAAGATTTTGGTGTGAAGCAGAAGCGTTTACTAAAGAATACTTTTTAGATGCACGAGGCAGAACTGATTTAGCAGTGTACGAGACAAGACTGACTGAGGGAGAGCCTGACTTTTTACTTATAGATAGAGTTACTGGTTTAGTAAGGATAGTTGCAGATTCATCAGATGACAATATTTTTGACGTTGATTCTAACAATAAATCTTATAGTTACAATGTAGACAATAAACATTACTTAGAATTTATAGAAAAGCTTACCAATCCTGACCTTAAAACAAAAATGATAGATGGAAAAGTTCACGAAATAATGATGATGTGTGGAGAGGCATTTTTATATGACATAGAAATAAATGATATCACGCCTTTTAAAAATGGTATGGATATCCCTGAATTGCCATGGCAGCAATTTGATGGTGGAAATGTAAGCAAAAATAACGGTTGGGACATTAACTTTAAAGCAAATAGATTTGGTTTTAACGGAGATATAGCCATTAATGTAAGTAAAATAGATGATGAATACTTTGGAAGGTTTGATGGAATAAAATTAGTATATGGAAGAAAAGTTTTTAATTACGATTTAGATGAGGTTGGCGCTAAAGAAATTACTTCCATAGAGGTTGCACCTGACGAGGATTCTACTGAATTGCAAGAATTTAACACTTTAAATAGATATGATGGGGGCGAAATAAGTAATCCATTGAATGTTGAAGGTTTATCTGCTGCTATTTGGAACTCTGCGTATCATAATCAATTAAATTATTATGGGAATATGATAGAAAACCCAGTAGAAATATCTAGAAACTTAATAAAAACAGAAATGAATGAATCGGTTACATTTGATCCTAATAAATTAAAAATAGGTCAAGAGTTTAACGATTCAATAAAGCAGGCGTTTTCTGTAAATGAGAGACTAAATTCTAGAGAAATACTTGAAAACATATTTAAGCATTCAAGGTCATACTTTAATTACAGACCAAGAGATGGCAAGGCTATCGTACATACGATACAAGACGATTACTCATCTGTCGACAAAACTATAGACTCAGACAATATTTTAAAATTTAGCTACACTAAAACTAGCTTAAAAGACATTTGTGGGGCTGGATGTACAGTTAAGTATGGATACGACTATGGGACAGAAGAGCTTACAAAAACAACTACAAAAAGAGCTATATTTTCTGGTGATGCAATTCCTTATAAGTTATATTATGGCATTTCTGATGATGATTTTGATAACTATGTATTAGAGTTTGAAGCGCCATACATTCAGGATAAAGCTTCTGCTGAATATTTAAGAAACTTTCTTTTCCAAATGAATTTACACCAGCACCTAATTGTAAAACTTACTTTAGACATAAAAGATGGATTAGAGCTAGAGGTAGGAGATGTTGTCTCATTTAATAAAAACCCTAATAATGTAAAGCCTTATGGAAGAAGTTTAAATGCTTCTTATGAGCTTTTTCAGCAGACAGTGTTACCTTTTTTTATGATTACAAATATATCTAAAGGGGCTACAAGTGTTGCTATAGAGGCTTATCAACTTCACACAATAAATATGGAGCAAATTAAACCTACATTGCTAGGGGATATAAATGAAGACAATCAAGTCGATCAATCTGATTTTGTTATTTTAAGTAATTATATATCTAACCCTAATAACTTTGATTTAACAGAACAACAATTTGTAAATGCTGATATAAATGGCGATGAAGTTTTAAATGAGTTAGATTTATTGGCAATGACCGATTTAGATTATTTTGTCCAACCTAATCAGCCCCCAACATCTAGTATTTTAATAGATGGCGCAAACGTTGGTTATAATTTGGAAACTTCTGTAGGAGAAGATGGCAGTGAAATATACATACTAGACATAAACAATTCTTCAAATTACGTTAATGGTGGATTTTATGATGGAGTTTTATTTACTAACTTAAAAGCTCAAGGTAGTGATTCAGATGGAGAAGTTGAGCAATATTTGTGGAGCGTGCAAATAGGAGAGACCATGCCTATGTTTTTAAACAGCATAGAGCCAGGAACTTCAAGTGCATCTACGATATCTTTAAGACATACAGATAACCCAGAGGAAGTTGGAGAAATAACACTTAATGATTTTGCAGATTCTTTTTCTATAAAAGTTGACTTAAAGGGATCAAACGCTGTGCAAGAGGGCGTGAGAGTATATTTAAATACAGTGGACAATGATGGAGCAATGTCGGAACAAGAATCACAAATAACTTTCTTCCCAGGTGAATACTCGGAAGTTCCAGATCCACCAGTGTTTTCTATCTGCGAGCCAAAACAGACTTTTATGAATGCTTTAAATACGGATATAAATTTTGAATTGGTAGGTAATATTTGGCAAGCATCAGTCTTAGATGGTGATATGAACACAGATTATATAAATTTCCCAGGATCAAATCCTTTATATAGTACAATGAAAATTAATTTCAATATAGCTCAACATTATAGAGATATATTAAATAGTCCTGCTCCATATTGGGTTATATATACGTTTAATGATATATTTGGAAATAAAATATCGGAATATTCTGTATGGGTTACTTCAAATGTTGAAAGTGAGTATACACTATCAATTTACATGAATGAATTATTAAATGCGATAGACGAAAATGCAACTGGATTCCCTGTAAACACTAGCCCTCACAGGATTTTATTAGATATTTATGTCAATACATACGGTAATTTAAATCAAGGAAATCCATTTTTAGGTGCGCAGGTGCAATTTAACATTCCAGAGATTTATGAAGAATTTTAAGGTAATTAAATGAATAAAAATTTACTACATATAAATCAGTATCATGACGAGATTTACATTAAAAATAAATATGATGCTAAAATTATAGAAATCAGGTATACTGGTAATATTGTTGCAGATTGTTTAGCAAATTCTGTCGTGCTTATGAGTCATAATAAAATAATGATTATTAATCCTAAAAAAGAAACTAGGGCAAAACTTTTATTTAGATACTATGGAAACTTTAAGATAAAAAGAATATATGTTTATCATGAAGGTAAAATGATTCCTGGAGCAATTAGTCATCATTTTGACGAGGTAGAACATATACACAGCCAAATAGACACAGCTACATTTAAATACGAAGACATGAACAAAACAACTAAAAATTATCCAGCTTTAAATAGTATGGTGTCTTATGAAATTGAAGGCAAAAAAGGGTATACTTCTCCGAAAGATATTGGGAAAAGAATAACAAAAAGATATACAAAAGAGGGCGCAATTTTAAATAATTTAATAAGTAAAAGAGGTGACGATGCCATTAGATAGAGGAACATCAATAGGAAAACCAAAAGTGTTTATAGACTATGTACAGTATTTAAGAGCTGTTGGAGCAGTTAGCGAGTTTGACGAAAACCCCAATGTTTGGGATATGAATCCATCTAAAACTGTTAATTTGAGTTTTGGCACTACAAGTCAAGTAGTATTTGACATACTTGAAGATAACAATCTGTCAGATTTTTTAAATACTGTAAATTATTTTGCTATACTGGGTCACGATAGCAATGCTGAAAACTTTACTTTAAATTTTGGTCAAGACAGCAGCAACGTTAATTTAAATGTTTACGCCCCTAGGCTTGCTTTAGCAGATTACTCTGGATATCATATTTTTAATATAAAAAAATCAGTATCTGACAATAGTAGATATAAAGTTAAAAATACATCACCTTGCAATATTGGATGCTACTCCATAGGAAGAATATTTACTTTCCCAAATGCTCCAGACCTAAGTGTTGATTTTAAACTTACGCACGATGGCATAAAAAGAAAAAGAACTATAGGTGGCAGTGATATTACTGACATCAATCACTATCAAACTCCAGATTGGGTAGGCAGAAGACCGTGGACAGCTTCTGATGACTACGACACAAATTATAAATATACTGGCTATAATGGCAGAAGGTCTTGGAAAGTCAAATTTTCGTATCTAGATCACACTAACACTATGCCCATTGACACCAATGAATCTTTTTTGCTTGATGGGTACTTACCAGACAATGCAATATCTTTAAACGTAATGCCTGATAAATTAAATATAGTATCTCACTTTTTAACACTAACTATGAATGGCAATTTAAAATTTATATTTCAACCAAATGAAGATGAAGATCAGTTTTCTTTATGTTTGCTAGATAAGAACAGCACCACTATAAAGCAAGTAGCACATAAGACCTACGAAGTTAGCTTTACTTTTGTCGAGACTTACTAGAGCCTTCATATAGCTCTAATTCTTGTTTTAAGACACGATAGCGCCTCATTTCAGCAAGATAATCATCATACCTAATAACTATGTAGGATTCGCCTCTGTCTTGCCTAATTAGCTGCGCATCTATGGCATCATCTTTTGGGAATATATACTCTGGTAATCGCTTCCTAATCTTGCATTGTATGTGTGTTTCGTCATTATACTCTTTATCACCTATAACGATGTCAACTTCTGCGTGTAGACCCATAGATCTTCCGTCACTACCCCAGGCTCTTTTAGATGGGATTTCATACTCTTCTGCTTTTTTACAGCAGTCTCTTTCAAACTTATTACCTTTGATTTTACTTGGATGGCTCATTATTTACCCCACTTTCCAACTCTTAATGTGATAAGTATGTTAGCGTAGTTTATTAAGTCTAATAATGTGTCGTCTACAGACTCATTTACAGCAGAGCTTTCTACCATATCTTTTTTATACAGATTGACAAGTCTATTTATCTTATCATTCATTCTTATAACAACCCCAAGCTGAGCAAGTCTGTTATTTTCTGGTGAATTATATATATCCAATCCAAGCCTGATATTTGAGTCGCCATAATCGTGCTGCTTCTTGCAGAATAATTTATATGCCTTATCAAAGTTGCTTTGCATCTCATCAGTGCATTCTGGATACTGCTCTTCTATTTCTTGTATTACGCCCATATTTTCTCCTTTATTAGAGTCTGGGAGTCCGAAGACCCCCATTCTCTTTTCGACGAGGTAAACATCACATTTACCTAATTAATTCCCAGGGTATTTTGTAGTACGCCTTGCCATTATCTTCATAATAGCTGATTTCGCAAGTATAAGCAATTTCGCATAACTTTTCATAACTAATAATTTTATGTTTTCTTTCCATGGAAGAGTAAATAAAAACATATACATGAATTAATGTTTCCCAGAAATTATAAGACTTCATATCGTCTAATTTTAACCTTAGAATGTCATGACAGCCTTTTGCTTCAACTAAATATGCAGCACTAGAAATAACCATATAGTCAGGCGTATTTCTAAGTTTCTCTGGTATTTTTAAAAAATCTTGTGGCTTTATATCAAACAAGCAATCAAAACCATATCTAGTGTATGTAATATTATTTTCTTTAAAGTATTCTACGCACTTTTCCTCTGCTAATAACCTTTTATTCCTTTTCTTGAAGTTATCTTTAAAGCTCACTAAAACCTTTCATCAAATAGTTTTTTATGTTTAGTGCCACATTCTCTAACTGCACACTTACGACATACAATTAAATCTATTGAAGGTTTTTCTTTTAATTCCCAGGTCTTGTAAATATATCTTTCTCCGTTAACATAGTATTTAGTACACATATCACAATGAAATGTTTGTTTGTTTAATTTCTCGGCAATAGACATAAAGGATTGGCTACCCACCATGGCAGATGGATTGGGGCAGTAAAGGAATCAAGAAAAACCCCTTGGGTAGCCTCTATAATATAATTATTTCTTGTCTATTTTTTTAGAGATTTTAAACATCTCTTCAAGAGTAGCCTTTGCTATAGGATCTTTATCAGCAAGTAACCTCAGACCCTCCTTGGCAACTCTAATCGACTGCTTATAAAGCTCAAGCTTCTCTCTCATTATGACATCGAAATCAGTCATCATTGTCTCCTAGTTTAAAAGATTTTAACAAATCTCCAATCTCTGTAACATCGGCAGCCCTCTCGTTTCCGTAGGTCTTAGTATAACTATCCATCTGACTGTACCTTTTTCTATCTTTCCTTACATCAGCATTAGTCCTAGTCTGTGGTGTAAACGATGGTGTTGCCTTACTTATCCAATTATAACAGAACTTCTTTAAATCTTTCTTGTGCGCTTTGTTAGATAATAGCCAAGCCTTAGCTTTGTCTAATTCGTTATTGATATCCACACCAGGGAATGCCTTACGCATATCATCAAGCCAAGCACCCTCTTCAACTATCTGTATAAAGAAGTTATTGACTCTCTCATCATAAGGTAGAACTGCTTTAGTTGTTTCAGTTCTTCCCTGGTATTTAGAATATCGTTCCATAAGCCACGAGAATACTTTATCTCCGTCAGCATAATACTGCTTTCCATCTTTCTCTATAGCTATTTTAATTTTCATTAAAACGGAATCTCAGCGCTTTCTTTCTTTTCTGGAGTAGCGTTAGACTTAACTGCTGGTGCATTAGGATCAAACTTAACCCATCCACCATCTGATAGCCAATTCCCATCTGCATCTTTCCTTCTTGGAAATAAACTACCATCTTTTTTAGTCTTACCGAACTTTAGTACATGGAATGTCTCTTTATCATACATCTCATAATAATGATTACCATCTACTTCTCTATGCCTAAAGCCAATATTCTCACTATTGTTAGCTTTATTAACACAATTACCAAACACACTATCGAACGAAGCAAGTTGCTCAAACACTTCTGTTGTGCTTCCTTCTGCTTCCACAGTGAATTTGCCAGTTTTATAAGTTACTTTCATTATTTATTCTCCTTTTGTTCATTTAAATAAACTTTAGGCTCATCAACCTCAATAATTATTCCATGTGTTTCTAAGAATTTTTCTGCTTTTTTAATTTCATCTAATGCATCAAAAATAGATTTTAATTCATCATCTATTCTTGTTAAAACAGTGTCAAACCAATACTCAGACCTATTGTCTAAATGTGACCTTAATCTCCTTACCTCATTAGCTAAATTATTATAATCCTTTGCACTTATAACTTTTTTAAGTCTGCCTAAATGTTTTGGTTTTCCTGTAGGGGTTAATTTGTGGCTATTTTCACTTTTTTCAAAATCTTGTGGTCTTATGATGTATGTTGGTAGCCCTGCCTTTTTTAAAGCATCTATCATTTTAACTTGTTCAGGTCGTAGCTTGTCATTTCTATTTTTAACTTCAACACAACCTAATCCGTTATACCTACCAAGCCTTCTAATCATAAAGTCTGGATATCCATTTCTTAAAACTTCATATCCTAATGTTTCTAAATATAATTTAACCTTTTTTTCAAATGCGTTCATTTCTCCCCCTTTAAATTAAACTTACTTGGAAACTGCCTTGCAAAATTAGGCGTTGGATTATTACCTTTTGCGTCTTGGTTCTTCCATTGCCATATATCATACACATTCTTTACCAAATTATAGTCAATATTATAATACTTTAGCGTGTATGTAGGTTTCTTAATCCAGGAATCTTTTAAATGTAGTGTGGCTATCTTTTCAATCTTATACTTCGGAAATAGCTTATTCCAGATCATCGCATAAGCAGATAACTGAACTTGATGTGTTTTATAAGGCAGTCCAGTTTTATAATCAACTAAATTAATCTCTAGCTTGTTGGTCTTCTTATCACCAATATAACCTACAAAGTCAGCAGTACCACAAAAAGGTATATCCTTATGATGTAACATAATCTCGCTAGCAATAGGTATTGGCTCATAATCATCCCAAAACTGCTTAAAACCCATTAATCTCTTACTTATAGCTTTCTTAGTTATCATCCTGGCAATATCCTTATATTAGTTTGGTATTCGATGGTATATAATCTTACAAAAAAATCCACCTTGGTATTGTCATTTATACCTAAAGTAAATGGATTACCGTCATAATCAACTACATCTCTTACTGGTGAAACCTTGCACTTCTGAGTTTTTTCACTCCATTTATAAGGCATACCTTTCATTTTCTTCCTATAAGCCATAAAATTCCTGTAGTTCTGGAATTGCACTTTATGATTCGTCGTTATCATTACTACCTCCGAAATTATAATGAACGCCATCTAGTGTATATCCACGCCTAAGATCAACATCCTCGCCCTCCACCATCATATCTATATAAGCGTGTACAATCGTACCCATAGTGGCTTTTTCATCTCTTATTTTAATAGCATTGTGTCCGTGTGTCATTAACCAGTTATGAAAACTAACACCCTTATCTACGATATCAAAACTAGTAACAGATATATAATGCTTGCCTTTTGAGTCTTCATACCACCTACCATTTGATAAATCGTGCCTTTTTAACGGATTATTATCAATGTAGTTTTTTACTATATTCTTAATGTTCTCTTTTTTCGGCTTCTTCTTTTGAGTCATAAAAATCTCCTAGTTTGCATCTACATAGTTTAGCTATTTCTTTTAAGGTTTCTTTCTTAGGCTTTCTGTCACCAGAGCAGTAATAATATAGTGTTACTCTGTGAAGATTTAGCTTATCAGCGATAAACGAAGCCTTCATTCCAGATTGCTTTATTGCTTTTTTGAGTTTGCTTCTATTAAAGTATATCATAGCGACAATTTAGTAAGTTATAAACTTCCTTGCAACAAAAAAATAAACTAATGTAGGAATTAAGACGAGAAATATAATATAATCCAGGAATGCACTTGCAAAATATAATGATATTGTTTATAATATAATCCCCTATGGTTTGGGAACTATTTACTTTTTGCATAGGGATTAATATAAAGTGGTTACAAAAAGGGATCTCGGTGCAGCCACAAGTCAAGACGAACACTAGACTGACTCCGATAGAGTTACCAGACTCGAAACTGGAACTAGTGCATTAATTATACTGGAATTTATAATTATAGGCATATCCGACAGCGACAAGTCAAAGGGTAATAAAAGCCTAGAATCCTCCTCTGATTTATAATTAGGGGATAGGGATTCCTCTAGGCTAACCTCAAGCTCTAATATCAAGGGTAATATTAAAAAGGATGTTATAGAGCATTCTTTAGAGTATATCTTAGTTATTTCATTTCTCCTTTTATAAAAAATCCTTCTGTTTCTTTTAAACCTAAACAATAATGCGATGGAATATAATTCCTATCTAGTAAGTCAAGTTCATTTCCATTTTTATCTTCTGTGGGTGTTCCCTCTATCTGTATCTCACATTTAGGGCAAGAAACCCAACTATTAATACTATATTTCATTTTCTTTCTCCTTTACTTATTTTTAAAAACTCTATTAAAATATATAAAACTCCCACTTGAAATATAATGCTCACAAACTCTGAGCAAAAATATAATAGATCGTATTGATATTCAGTCATTTATAACTCCTTTACTTTTTAAATTAAGCTGCTATTTATAATAAATCTTCTATCTCAAAATCAATTTTTAAATTATAATGATCAATTAGGCAAGCCCTACAGATAGGAATACCATCCTCGCATTTATAAATATCTTCTGAGCTGCAATCAATACAAGTCATTTTATAACCTCTAATTTAACTATATCACTATTTATAATATTAACTCCATAATCATCATTAATATTATCTTTTAAATATGCTATTGCATCATTATCATCAAACGCATCAAAAACATAATTAATATCTTGTTGATAAATATTACAATGCGTAGATGTTACACAAATTGCAGCACTATACATTTTTTCTTTAGTCATTTTTTAACCTTCCTTTTTTTATTGTGATAGAATCCAAATGCAAGTTATAAATATAAAAATACTACTTGTAATTAATATGATATAACATATAGCTATTGAAAAATAATCCTTGAAATTATCCATAAAAATATAATCCTTATTTATAATAATTGGTTTTCATCTGTAAAAAGTTTGAAAATAAATACTAAACTAGTAGTAATTAAAATTATTGATTCAAGCATAAAAGCCCCCTAATTTAATAAATTTTATCACATAGGTATACTTGCAGCCCTATAAAAGAAAATCTTTTTTAAATGCTTATTTAGTTAGTCTATTTCTAGTGTTTAAATGTAAACTAATATCATAAATACGCTCTATGTGATTCGATTTTTTATTGTAATATATACAATAGTCACCGTAAAATAATTTTATATATTCATAGCCATTTAAATACTTACATTGATTAAAATCAATATTAAATCTATTATTTAATTTAAAATCAATATTATTTATCATTTTTTGATCTAACATAGTAAACCCCTTTATTTAATTAATTTCTTTTAAATACTCTTCAATATCATTTAATAATATATCATATTGCAATGGCGTGTAAATAAATCTATTGGTTATTAATTTATCTAGTCTATTAATATCTTTTATATTTATAAATAACTTTTCATCATTAAAAACAAATTGACTTAATTCCCTATCTTTACAATTTATTATATTAGTTTTTGATCTTTTAATTAATGTATTCATTTTGTTTTATTCCTTATTTAATTAATTATTTATAACAAATCCTGTCTTGTCTTTTTTAGCGTCACCCTTTGCAAGTAATCCGATTATTACGTTTTTAGGATCTAAAAATCGTAAGTCTGTATCATCACCATTAAAGACTTTAAAACCTTTGTATGTAGATGGTATTTTATTCTTAAATACAAAAGCCGAATTATAGCCATTTATTAGATAGTTAAGGGCTTTTTTCTCATTATCCTCACATCTACTGAAGGTTAAATGGTAATTACTTAGTTTTAAAGCGTTTTTACGCCACTCAATACAATGCTTGGTGTAATCATAAAATGTACAAGTATTAAATAATTGCATGATATTAAATGTATCACTAGTCAACATATCTAATGTAATTTTATTAGTATTATTAAAAATATTTAAATAGTTAGCATTATTAACAATATACTTCCTGGTCATCAAGTCACTTGTTTTTATTTTGATATTTTCCCACATAATGTCTGAGGTTCCATTTAATCTGATAACTGGAATTAAATTTTTATTCTTGGCTTTTATTTGAAGTCTGATTATAGACTCTATTAAATCTAGCATAAAATTAATCCTATCATTAATAAAGTATTTACTTTTTTTGATCCGTGCCTTTTGTACGCTATTAAAAGCGCCACGCCCAGCCGAATATAAGCAAGCTAATTTGCAGCCCTCTGATGCTGATGCACATAAATTAACGCCAGATGTCTCATGGGGGGCAAGATATAAAATGCCAGTTAAATAGCCTTTTTTAGTCCCTTTGCTCGTTTTATAGTCGCTATTGATACTTAGTAATTGATTATATTTTTTCATAATGTTTTGTCCCTTTACTTTTATTTATTTAATTAAAAAGTTTTTAAAGTATCTATATTTACTTCTATATCTATATTATCTATATCTTTTGTATCTTTAATATTAAATTGACTTTTTAGCATTAAATCAAAAGAACTAATAGTTTTATATTCTCCATTAATGGTACCTTTTATTTCTACAAAATCATCTCTATACATTGTAATCTTCATTTTATTTATTTCCTTTACTTTTATTTATTGTTAGTGATGTCAATAGTTAATTTAATAACGTGTAATGCATCATCTTTAGTTTCAAAGCTTTCTTTTAATATATCATTAGCTTGTAAGTCTAGTACATTATATTTATCATTTAAGTTTTTACTTATTTGAAAATCGTAACCTCTGTAATTGTAAATCTTAATCATCTTGTTTATTCCTTTACTTTGTTAAGTGTTCTTAATTCCTATTATTAGTTTAGTTATAAATAAACAATTAAACAAGGAAAACATACATAAAATAATATTTTTATTTTAAATATAGTTTATTGTTGGAGCTGTTTTAGGGCTTGTATGTTGAGATTATCGGATCAGTTATCACTCACAATTCATAAAAGAAACACTATAATCAATTGATACTACTATATCTAGTATGTCAATACCTTAAAATCTAGTATATATCAAGTAATACTTTAAGTCTACCGAGAATAAACAGTCATTTATAAACTTTACATAATGTTAATTATCAGAAGTGACAAAACCCCATACCCCGTATAGAAATAGAGACCCCTTAACAGCCACCATTCCACAAAAATTAGAGATATTAATGTCAATATCGCCCCTACAAAAAAATATTTGAAAATAATGTCAACGCTTGTATATTAATAGCCATGAGTAACTTGCCTAAACTTAACGAAAGAAAAAAAGCAGCAGAAATTATGGCAACTAATCCTGATATGAGCTGTAAACAAATAGCTGCAAAGCTTAAAGTGCATGAGAATACGGTGCTTAATTGGCGCAAAGATCCTAACTTCGTAGATATGGTATATCAGACTTATATGGTTGAATTTGGCGCTGAAATACCTGCTGTATTAAGCTCTATGATTAGGGAAGCTAAGGCTGGCAATGTCCAGGCTGGAAGATTAGTATTAGAGCATAGTGGAAAGCTTGTTAAGAATATAAATGTTACTATAGATAGTCCTTTTGAGAAGTTCTTAAAGGCTGAGCAGGCAGAAGTAGAGTATATGGATGCAGAGATACAAGATATAGTAGAGGATATTGAAGAGGTACAAGATATAGCGTTACCAGAGCGTAAGGCTGAGGATCAAAAGAAGCGCACACAGTCAGAGTTTAAGACTATTAAGCAAGCAGCGCAGAGTTCTAAGCGTAGAATGAATAGAAATAAGATGCACCGATGGAAGCAAAGGGCTAAGGCTGTAGGTATAGAGCCATTACCTGCTGGCAGACCCACCAAAGCACAAAAAAAGGAATGGATAGAGCTTGTAAGAGCTAAAGAACGAGAACAGAAGTGAAATATTACTTTATAGGCTTGCTTTTATTTCAACCTATCGAGGAAATATACACTTGCAATCACCCTAATACGATAGACAATAACCAGCAACTGCTTTGTAACTGG